TACAAGTTGTTGCTCCGGCTCCACCAGGACCAGCTTGTCCGGGATTTCCTCCTCCGGTGCCGCTTGCTGTTGCGCCGCCGCCTCCTCCGCCGCCTGCGTGAGTACCAGGAGGTCCACCACCATTTCCTCCTGAATTTCCTTCAGTGGGAGTATAACCTCCAGCATTTCCAGATCCTCCGGAAGCTCCTGGTGGTTGAGAGCCACCTCCTCCAGATCCTCCGGGGCCGCCTGCAGCATAAGTTCCTGGGCCTGGGGGGTCGTTGTGACCTCCGCCACCAAAACCGCCACCACTAGATGTTATAGTTGCGGATGGATTGTAAGCCATGCTTGAAGGACTACCGGCATTACCTACACTAGCTGGTGCTGGTCCTGCGCTTCCTCCTCCTCCTATTGTTATTGAATAAGGGGTTCCTACTATAATTGGGACTGATGAACATGCAGCTGCTTTTGGGGAAGCAGTATAAATTCCTGGGGTTTGACCTTCTCTAAATCCTCCAGCTCCGCCACCGCCTGATGCAGCATTATGAGCGCCGCCACCGCCGCCGCCTCCAGCTACTACTATGTAAGAAGCATTGAAGGGTTCTAATTTTTTTGCTCCACCAGCTCCAAATCCTAATACTTGATAACCAAAACCTTTAATTTTTGGTTTAGTATTTTTATTTTTTTTAGATCCTTTGCCTATTTGATTAAAGTGATTAAGTTTATAATCCTTCATTAATTACTCCTTATGCGTCGTTAGCTAAGTCCGTAGTAAAGAATAATCTAATTCCTAATACTCTTGCATCTCCTGTAAAAGTATCACTACCATCAGCTGCATCTCTATATAATTGAAAATATGTTTGTTCTCCATCACCAGCTGCTGCAATTGTTACTGCGCCACTTTCTGAAGTAATTTGTTGGTCTTCAACTGTTCCTATACCTGCGTCTGTAACTTCTGCTGCTGTTCCATAAGCAACGTCAATAGTATCACTATCTCCACAAGATACTCCTTGTAATCCAAAAATACAGTTTCCTGTATTAGTAGTAGCAGGTGTCCAGTAAACTTGAAAAGTTACTGTTCCTGCATTCCATGATTTAGGGAATCCAACTGAAAATTGTGCGTACTCAGCTGTACTTGCATCAAAATCTAAAACGTTCATATCAGGTCTTGTTGCTGTTGTTTCAACTTGTTGTGCATCAGCACCATTAGTTGTAGCTCCATACATAGCAGAAGCTGGAACCCACATAGTTTCTTTTCCTGCAATCTTAACTGCAGCAACTGTTCCACCACCATCTTCAGCTTGAATAACTCCAGTTCCTTTTGTTTTAAATTGTATACCTACATTTGAATCATCTCCTGTTGCACTAATAATAGGGCTATTACCAGTAGCTGCATTAGCTAATGTAATTTCATTAACTGCAGAACTTGTCGCTGTTAAAAGAGCTAATTCAAGCCCATTAGTATCTAAAATAGAAGTTCCTATTTTAGGAGATGTTAAAGTTTTGTTTGTTAAAGTTTGAGTACCAGTAGTAGTAACAAATCCTAAATCAACAATGTTTGGATTAGATCCTGACCCTGTACCATAAACTATTTTAGAAGATGTATCACCACCTGTAAATGCAACACTAGATCCTGTACCACTAACATATTTAAATGTAACAGCTTGAGATCCTGTTGTAGAATTTTTAAGAACATACATTTGTTGTACGTCAATAGGTATAGTTACGTTTCTTGAACCTGTAAGTGCTCCTGTTAAATCAATTACTCTATGAGCAAGAGTTGCTCCTGTTGAGCCGTCTGATACTGAAAGAGTTGTATCTCCTGAATCAGATACCGCTTGAGTAGTATAACCACCAGCGAATTGCTCGATAATTTCTAAGTTTGTATTGGTTTTTGTTCCCCATGTACCGGCATTTTCACCGGTTGCCATTTTTTCAACACCTAAAGGTGTGTATGTTGAAGCCATAATTTATCTCCTGCTTAATTCGTTATTTTTAATTTGTTTTATATACAATGTCAACATTATATATTTATTATGGTGGTGTAACTTTACTCCAACTACCCCCTTGTGTAGCTGTTCTTTTGCTCCAACTACCACCTTGTGTTGGAGTTACTTTTTTCCATGCTATTGGACCAGCAACCTGTCCTACACTAATTGTAGCAGAAACACCAGTTAATCCCATAGTCATTTCTGTTGGTGAAATAGAGCCAATTCCAGAAGTTGCTGCTTGACCAGATAATCCTACAGTCATATCAGCTAGCGTAATAGCGCCCACTGCAGAAGTTGCACCCACACCAGTTATATTAAATATTTGTGCATCACTAACTGTTATAGATCCTACAGAAACAGTTGACGAAACTCCCGTTAATCCCATTACATCAGCTGGTGTAATAGCACCTACTGAAGCTGTTGCTCCAATTCCGCTTAATGGAACTACAATTGCAGTGTCAACAGAACCAACGCTTGCAGTTGCTGAAACTCCGGACAATGCACCTGCTGGTCCAAATTCTAATCCTGGAGTACCTACAGATGAAGTAGCACTTTGACCACTTAATCCAACAGCCATTTCAGTTGTAGAAAGAGATCCAACTGCTGTTGTTCCTACTCCGCTAGATGAAACATCAACAACAACTGTCATTGCTGATTCACCCCAGTTCTCAGCACCCCAAGTGTCTCTACCCCAACCTTGTTCGTTAAATGCTGAAACTTCTCCTATAGAAGAAGTTAATCCTAATCCTGTTATATTTACTACTGGGTTATCACTATCTCCCCAAGGTTCTTCACCCCACTCAGATCTACCCCAACCTTGATTTACTGAACCAACAGCATCACCTACTGAGATAGTGGCTGAAAGACCAGTTAGAGTTATTGTATTTGCACCATTCCAACCTTCTTCACCCCATCCATCAGAACCCCATCCTTGTTCATTAAATGCAGATAATTCTCCGATAGAAGAAGTTAAACCTAAACCAGTTAAAGATGCATCAACTTCGTTTTGATTACCCCATTGATTATCACCCCATGAACGCATTCCATAAGAAGCAGCTGTTGGAGTATTTACTTGACCTCCCATATTAGAGGTAGTGGTATCAAAATAATAAAGAGGATCAGGTGCAGCTGGTTGTTCTCCACCATCTGCTACTTGAATTTGAAGATAAGCACCGGAATTTCCGGGTGTTCCTGAAATATCAACTCCTGTTGTATAAATAGAACCACCTGAATGTGTGCCATCACTTGTTGTTGAAAATCTAAAAATATAATCTTCGTTAGAACTATCAGAAAGATCAAATTTATATAGACCACCTTCTGCTATATTTATAGTTGGTTGTTGAACACTATCAATGAAATATTTACCACCACTAACCGTGACGGTGAATGTTCTTACGTAGGCCATAAGGACTTACCTCCTTATGCTATACGAATTATCGCTGTAGTTGCTGCTGCTGCTGGAAATTGAACTGTGAAAGTTCCGCTTGATACAGTTTTATCACCACCGAATGCTACCGCACAAACTGCTGCGTCTGTTGAATGTGAATCATTAAAAATTAAACATCCATTAGCTGTGAAAGAAGCTGATGTCCAAGAGACATCTGCAAAATCACAAACTGCAGTTGATGAATCTAAAGTTGGTGTAACACTTGTTAATGCTTTCCCTTTAGCTGAATAAGCAGTTCCTGAAGTATTTGTTATTTCATTCGTGCTTGCATAAGCTGTTGTTGATGCTCCTAAAGTTGCAGAGCTAGTGTATAAAGCTAAGTTAAAAGTGTTTCCAGTTGAAGCTGTAAAATTGTGTTCTGCTTCTAGAATTTCTTGTTTAAAGCTATTACAAATTGCTGATGTTATTGCCATAGTTATCTCCTAATTATTGAGGCGGTGATTCGATTGGTATACGAACAGTACCATCCGTATAATCGTCTCTTCTCCGTCTCCCAATTTGCACACTTGCAAATTTAGTTAGTTCTTGTTTATATTTATTTTCATATAATGTCAACATATCCATTGGACCTTTTAAAAATCCATATGCCTCTACCAGACAAGCATATAATAATAATTGAGGGTAATTAAGACTAATATAATTAGTAACATTCCCTGATTCCAAAGTATCTGGAGTGACATTTCCATGAATATTTATTAAATAATTAGCGTCAGGAGTGGGTGCCATTATTATATTCCCTGAATTAGTTGATCCATCTCCAGTCGCTCCTCCAAACATTGCATAATATTTAGGTAATCCAGTCACATCTTGACCAGTTTGAGATCCTTCAGGACCTGTTAATTTTCCCACATATTCATTTATAAAAGTTCTATCTCTTTTTTGAAGCCAAGTACTTTGAACTGTTCTACTAGATGTAGAATTAAAAACTTGAACTCCTCTTACAAAAAGCATTCCAGTAGGTACTCTAACAGTATTAACATCTGCTGCTAAAGTTCCTTCATACTCAACTCTATCAGAATCAACTGGTACATCACCACTTATTCTATGTTGAGCATTTAAAATAAAATTTTCTAAAATAGCTGTAGTAAATACAGTATCGTCTACCTCTGTGTAGCTCCTGATCATTGTAACTAATGTGGTGTAACTAATTCCAGCCATAATTAATAATACCTATCATTAACGGGTCCAATTGTACAATTAAAACCGCCCCCTGTGTCAGTGCTTGTTGCGTTAGAAACTAATTGCACTGTTAATGAATTATATTGAGTTTCTGTTTGTGGTGGACTTACAGGTTCATAACTTGTTCCAACCGCTGTTGCTAAATAAGAACCAAATACACTAGCTCCAGTAACATGTGAACTAGCTGTTGTGCTTGGTGGTGTCTCTCCTCTATATGGTGCCGCTGTGCCTCTTGTTAAACCAGATAAAACATTTGTTCCTGTATTATTTCCTGTGTATTGAATTACTTCATTTCGATATTTTCCAACAAGAAGGGGATTGCTTGTATCACTTTCTGTTAATACTTTTTCAATCATAATATATCCTGAACTTGGAAAAGCAGATGAATCTGCTAATGTTAATGAAGTAACCGAATCAGAAATTGCTCCATTCAATGTAGTTGTTAATTCTAAAGTTGCAACTGCAACTCCACCTACCGGTTGTTTAACATCTCTTAAAGTTACATGAGTTGTGCCATCATTAAAACCATTACTTGGAAATGAAATACTTAAAGTTTTTGAAGCTGCTGTAGTTGTAAGAGGATTATTTGGTAAAAAATCTTCTGTTGCAAATTCTGTTCTTGCAGGTTTAGCATGCTGTAAAGCTTGCGCATCTGCACCATGCGGTCTTGGATCTATTTGTGGTTGCTTAGGTTCGTATTCAGAATTGTGTACCCATGCACCATTCCATTCTTGAACCATTTCTCTATAGGGAAATGCTGCACCAGAACGGTCTGAAATCATTAAAGCATTTCTACCTTTAGAAAATTTTCCCATTATCTCCAACCCTTCTTAGCAATTTTAGGAAAACCTCTAATTAAACCACCTTGTCTCATACCAGGTAATTTTTCTTGTACTCTAACAGGGCCTTTTCCTTCTTTTTTTCTAAACCATTTTTCAATTCTTTCACCAGCTTCTTTTAATTTTTTCTTTTCTACTCCAGAAGGACCAGTGCCTCTATGAAGTGGAGGAGACCCTAATTCATCAACATTATAATAAGGACTGTTTGGATCAAGTTTTTTAAACTTGTCTTTGCTACCAGGTCCTGGTTTTGTCTCTAAAGGAAATAATTTTTTACGCTTACTTTTTATTTTAGGTTTAAATTTTTTAATTACTTCTTTTATAACTTTTATTTTAGACATTATATATTTGGATAATAAGTTTTCGGTGTAATGTACGTACTCGCTGCTGATCCATCCTCCGCTAAAGCTCTTGCTAATTCATCTTCATATAATAATTTCATTTCTTGTGTTCTTTGTGGTGCATATTTTTGAGATAAATAAAATGCTAAACCAGCTACCATACAAGGTATAAATCTATAAGGAGCATCTACTGCGTTTGTATAAGCTCCAACATCTTGAAGTCTTGCTACATAGTAAATGCTAATATAATTATCTGCTGCTGTAGAATTAGCAGTTGGATAAATTGTAATTGTAGTACGATCCACGAATCTTTGGACCCAGAATTGACTTGGTGTGCTTTTAGTTAATTTATTTGAAAGAGCTGCATAAGTGTCTCTTGCAATTTTAGTCATTGGTAAATCTGTTTGAGTAGTAGTATTATAATTAGTTCTATAAGAAGCTGTCATAATATCAGCTATTCCATAAATACCATTTGATGGTGCTGTAGTGGAACTTGTGCCATCTGCACTATCTCTGTAAAAAGAATATTCAGTAGTGCCTTCAGTTAAATCAATATTAGTTTGAGCTATTTCCCAAAAATGAATTCCTCTATTTCCCCATTCTTGAAATAAAATGTTTAAAGATCTTCTTGCACTATGGATCTGATGTCCTGCTGATCCTACTAAGCCGATTCGCTCGTAAGCTTCAGAAATTATATCATCGATTGCAAGAGTCTTACCAAATGTGTAAGAGCCTGATGTTGTATTTGCCATCTATACTCCTATCCATAGAATATAGTAACTTTAGCTACGCCACTTAAAGTTGCATATCCACTTGTTCCGCAATAAAGTCCGTCACCTGGAATTGGAATGTATTGAGCTACATTTTCTCCTGCATTAGCAGCAGCGCCTTTAGGTGTATCAAAAACAGCAATTGAAGTTCCTGATGAACCACCATCTTTAATAGTAATAGTTCCTGCAGTGCTATCAGCTACGTAGTATATTCCTAAAATTCTACAAGGTCCTGCAAAAATTGCAAAAGAAGCAGTTCCATTAGTAGCTTTTACGGTGCTTATATATGTTCCCATATTTTTCTCCTTAATCGTGAGCTCCCGAAGGAGCTCACATTATTTTATTTACCTATTAACTCCAAGCAGCTGCGCCTGTGTCAAACGTAGGTCCTGTTGCTAAATCATAAGCAAAATTCCAAATGCCTTTTTCAAAACAAGTGAAATACAAATAAGTACCATGAGTTATACTATTTGTAGCTGCATTAGCAGGTGTGTACGTCAAAATAGTTTCACTCGCTGCAGACGTATCTATAGTTGAAGCAGCACCAGCAGTTCTACTCTCTACTTTTGATCCTGTTCTATAAACATCACTACCAGCGCAAGTAAACTTAAGTGTGTTTACTCCACCAGCTGTTTCATCTGATTGATAATGAACTACTACAGTTCCAACTGTTGCTGCCGGTAATGTTACCGCTTGAGCAGCAGCTCCTGTAAAGTTGTTAACCGTGATAACATTAGCTGTGTAAGTTAATGCTGCCGCAGTTGCTACTACTGTTGCAGTTAAACTAGTTAAATCTGGTTTCATTCCTAAAAACCTAGATGTTATAGTTCCTGTGCTAGCAGCTTTATTGATCTGTTGAAATCCTTTTTCGGACCTAACTGGACCATTAAACGATGTGTTTGCCATAATATTCCTCCTAGAATATCTTAAATGTAGTCCCTAGGGAAGTCGACTATACGCGTCTACATTTAATAATTGTTATTAATTGTATAGTGATTATTTTATATATTAGATTTTAATAGAGCGCAAGAGGGTGTGTAAGAAATATACGATTTCAGCGATGTGGCGTTTATTTAAGTAGCCACAGAAACTTGGGCAGCAGCATTTTCAATTGCGTTTTGTCTATCAGCAATTTTATTTTCCTCGAGTTTGATCTCAGTGATGACTTCTCTAATTTTATCATCAATTCTGACCATATCCAGAGTATATCTACCTTCTTGCTCATACTCCAGTTGCCACCTCAACTCCAAGGACCTTTTTTGTTTGTACAGGTCGTGTACCATCGATAACCTCCTCATAGGTTATTCTATTTACCTTGGGATCATTCATTTCTCCAAGATACTCCCATTTTATACTCTTATCTCCCAGTTTGTCAACTATTGAATCTTCAATAGATTCAACAGTATCTTCCGCTAATACTTCAAATTGAGCGTAGTATTTATATGCATTGATTTTAACTAGGAATTTCTTCATTTTCTCACCGTATTTTGAAAATGTGGCGGAACTGTGTTCCGCCACATAATTAGTTTAGATTACGCACCTTCAACGCCGTAGATACCTCTATAGTCAGATACGCCAAAAACGTATCTTTCTCTAGCTTTGTATCTAACGTTACCAGTATCGAAATCACCTTCCATTGAAGTTGTCAATGGAGTTCTTTCAAAGTGTTTCATACCGTTTGGAACGTCCGTGATAATATAAAACGAATCAGAATCATTTAAGAAATGGTTCACTCTGTATCCTTGAGGAATCATTCCCATAGAGTTGATTGCGTTAATATCATTATCTGCTGTCTGTGTTCTACCTTGAGATTTTAATAATCTCTCAGCTTGATACTGATTAGCAGATGGAACTATCATCTTCACGCCTCTAGCAGCTATCTTTAAACCTCTTTCATCAGTCATTGCAGCAATGTCAATCAATGCTTGCTCTAATGAAGTTTCGTTTAAGTCAGCTTGCGTAGTTAAAGTGTTCGAACAAGCCCCAGCTATTGTAGTGTGGTTTGTTGAGAACAATGAAACCGCGTCACCAGATTTAAATGTGTTTACCGAAGGTAAACCATTATTTAAAGGTACCGCAGCTTTAACTTGTTTAGCGTTAGACATAGATCTTGCTAGTGCTTTTGTATATCTAGAAGCTAGTCTATCGTAGAGGTTATCTTCGATAGCTTCTTCTGTGATTGCGAAAGCAAGCGCGATCGTTTCCATAGTGTAACGTGCAGTGTAAGTCTCTTGCGCTTGATCGTAAGAAACGCCTTGACCTTCTGCTTTTACATCAGCGTTAGCGAATCCTGATAACATAACTTCCTCTTCGAAAGCTCTGTCACTTGATTCTGTAACGTATATTTCGGCAGACTCATTGTCATACCGTTTGTACTCCAGCCCAAATAGTGCATTTAGGCCTGGTTCTAGTTCTTTAACTAGTTGTGCTCTTGATATTGCCATGTCTATATGCTCCTATTATTGCCAAGTGATACCAGCAGTACCAGTGTTCTGTAAGTATTGGTTAAGGTTGTGAGCAACTACAACTGAAGTATATGCTGCAGTCATGTCGCTATTTTCAGGGTCCTCAGCCAGTCTTATTAATCTCCACTGATTGTTGGTAGCATGGATATTGCCGTCATCTAATGTATTAGTACATTGTCCAGAAGTTTCTGATCCTGTTGGAACAGCTGCTGTAAAAGATAATGTTTTACCATAATCTGCTTGAGCTGCTGCTGCCGACATAGAACCTACGAAAAGTTGGAACGGATTGTCTATTACAAAGCAAGTAATATCCTCACTGTTAGCTGGAGTAATAGGTTGGTTGTACCAGTTCGACCACGTCGGCTTCAAAGTTGTTGAAGCGTTGTAGAAGATACCGTTGAACACACCTATTGATAAAAATGTACGCGTACTAGACGCTTCCACGATATATCCTGCTTTTGATTTAACAGAACATCCTTGAAATAAGTCTTGGTCATACGCGGCATCTATGTAGTATTTGCCTTGTCCTTGAGTCGCTGGTGTAGAACCAATCGTACCCGCAGAAATCAAACCAAATCCCGCTGTGTTACTATTTGCCATAGTTATTACTCCTTTTGTCTATATTTCTATAGACGGTTGATTTAAATCGATAGTAGGGAATTGGTTGTTATCCCGAGAATAGTTAAAAAATTAACTTTTCTTTGTACCACCGAAGGTTACACGAGACTGTCGATCGACATCGATCGGCATACTCTTATGTTGTTCCCTAAGTAAGTCGGTTTCAACTGCTTCGTCTTGACCTTCAGTAAGTTTCTTCTGATATTCAACACGAGCTTTCGCGAGTTCTTCGGGTATCCTAGCCAACAATAGGCCTCCTACTCCAATCACCCCAGCGTATTTACCTTCGGCAACTACTGGATAATCCGATCCTTCATATTCATCAGCTCTCACTAATTCATATCCTTCTCTAAGTCTTCCATAAATGTTTTTAGCATCTTGAAAACCTATTGATTCGGCTCGTATCCATCTGTGCCTAAAGCCATCAGGCGCTTTGGGTGCATCCAGAGAGGATGGTGGCTTGTACTCTTTTGGACGTTCAGTTTTTGTCCGAGTTCCAGCCGCACGAGAAGTTGTTTTTTTGTCTTTTGTCATATGCTTATGCCTCCTTCGTGAGTTTTAATTGTTTTGCATATTCTTCGAGTGGCACACCTAATTTTTTAGCTATTGCTACTTGAGATGATGTGAGTCTCATTGTTTTGCGACCAGTTTTTGCACTTCTATTCGCAGAAGCCACCGACTGTACGGGTCTAGTCGTTTGTATATCTCCACTATTATCAAATTTATTTGGAAAGTCAACTCTTATACGTTTATCTATTTCCTCATAATATTCATTTGATTTAGGATCATAACCTTCTTTTTCCACTAGATCTTTGTGAATCTCAAACGCTGTAAACGTCATAGCTCGGTTAGTTCCGAACCATTTGTTTTTAGCAGCCCAATCTTCAGCCATAGGATCAGCTTCAGGTAATGATTGTGGAGTTCTTTCTGGTAGTTTTCCACCGTCAGATAGCTGTGCAGGTTTCTCTTCCTGTACAACTTGTCTTTGTTGTATTTTCGCATTTTCGAACGCTAGTTCGGCAATACGTTTATTTGCTTCGACTTGAGCAGCTGCATCACCTGTTTCAATAGCTTGCGCTAAACTTTTTTGCGCAGATTCCATTCCAGTTTTTACA